CGGATGGTTTTAAAATAGCAGGTTCTGTAGTATGTGGTTGTAATACTTCATAAAATGGTCCTTTTCTAATCTCAGTTGTACTAGTTTGAAATGGAGCCGTTTTACTTTTACCAAGAAATATGAAACCTTCATCAAAATCTGATGTAGCATCAAAATATTCTTCGTCATCAAAAACTGCATCTGTTGCAAATCCTTGAGTTTTACGACTAAAATAATCTTTAGCATTTTGTACAAATAATGTATCTAAAATCTCGGCATTTCCAGTGTAAGCATCTCCTGCAACATGCATACCAGCTATTAAAACTTTATCTCTAAAATTTACAACTAATATGGATCCACAGTTACCTTGTACAGTTTTGGCGTTATACTGCCAAATTTCTGAACCTTCATACTTACCTCCAAAAGGATCACTATATGGTGCGTCTCTAATATATGCATTAACTCCAAAAATTAATGGGAAATTTTCATTTGTAGGGAAAACTAATACTCCTTCTTCTCCAGAAGTATTAATTTTAACATTTTCATTTAAAAGTAAATGTTCCACAGATTTTGAAAAAGGTATTTTATTGCACGTATTGTAACATGCTAGATCTCTCTTTTCATCTGTAAACAAGTCTTCACTTCTAAACTCAAACTCATAAGTTATATCTTTAAAAGTAATAATTATTTTATCACCTTTATCAATAAAACTATCTCCTCGTTTCCACAAATGTTTTGGTGTTATCAAGAAAGAACCTCCAATAAAATATCCCCACATTGCTTGTTGGATTCTTCTACCATCTGCTGTTGTAATTATTGTTGCAATTTGGCAAAAGTTCTTATTAACAGTTGTACAAATTGTTTGCATATTGATAGAATTACCCATAGTGTAACGTTTTAATGGTTTTCTTTCTGGAGCATATTTTCTTGTAGATACATCACCAGATAAACTTTGAGTAATTTTCTCATGGAAGAAATTTGAGGCGGATTGAAATGCTAAATAACTAGCAGTACCAACAATACATAATGGTAAAAGATGTTTAATTCTTATACTTTTCTTGTTATACCAAGTTGTTCCAGGTATAACAAAAACTTCTAATTCAAGTATTGTTTTTGCCATAAATGTTGCTCTTTCTAACATTTCTTGGAATGCTGTTTTAACGGCCTGTAATCTGTTGATCTTGTCAGATATTAAAAGTGTACCATTTCCACTGCTTCTAGATTTTTCGACAATGAGAGCACTTCTATCAGCAAATTTACGAATTGAAGAAACAATATCTGTTTTAAATTCATCTAATGTTTCTAACATCCACAAATTTCGTGAGTATGC